CCGGAGCGACCGATGCCTTGACGCCAAGCTGGCCGGTGGACGACCGTGCCAGCGGCATGATGGCCTCGTAGCCAGCTTCACCGAACACGCCACCCTTGGCGAAGGCGAAGAACTGCGGTGTGTTGTAGACGCCGTTTTCGTACTGCTTGAGCGAAGCGGCGGGATACACGTTGCCGAGCGCATTGGGAACGGTCGTGGTGGCCACTTCCTGGGCCGCTGTTGCGTCCGCGTAGCCATGGACACCCGCAACTACGCCTGATGCCGCTATGAGGCCCCACGCGGCTGGATTAGCGGGATTAGCAATGACGCCCTTCAATCCAGCTTCCAGCAGCATCATGGGGAGCTGTTCGATAATTGTGTGGCCGAAGCTCTTCAGGCTGTCAACAAGCACAGTGGCGGCATCGGTGCCCTCGACCATCGCTTCTCCGATGGAATAGAAACCATCAATGGCTGACTGCATGGCAGACGATTGCAGGGTCGCCATGATGTTTTTTATGGCGTCGTCGTATGCCTTGATTTTCTTTAGTTGATCGTCGCTTGTCGTACTCTGTACGATAGGGTTTCCAAGGAAATCAACGGTGGGCGCTGGCTTCCCATATGCAAGCGCCTGCGACTGCAACCTTGCTGCTTCTACCTGCTGTAACCACGATTCCTCATCGAACACCGACTGTGTTATCGCGTTTCCAAGAAAGTTGGTGGAAGGTGCAATCCTGCCGAATAACAACCCCTGCGACTGACGGCGCGCTTCTTCAACCGACGAAAGCCATGCTTCATTGTCGGGTGAACTTTGCGCAAATGGATTGCCAAGGAAATCATATTGCGGCATCGGCCTGCCGTATGACAAACCAAGCGATTCCTGACGTGCGGCCTCGACGGCGGCAAGCCATGCCTCTGTATCGGGAACGCTCTGAACGATTGCGTTGCCGAGAAAGTCGGTGGCGGGAGTCATCCTGCCAAACAGTGCATATTGACCAGCCAGCCTGTTCTGTTCCGTCTCGTATGCCCACCCCTCGGCATCGAACACGCTCTGCTGTATGGGGTTTCCAAGGAAGTCAACAAGCGGCCTACTGCCTCGATTAGCGTATGCAATACCCTGCGATTCTATTCTGGCGGTTTCAAGCGGAGAACTACCATATGATTTGTCGGCAAACTTCTCAATCGCCCTTGCCAGAATCAGCATCGACTGGTCATTTAGCGCAAAGTCTTTTGAAGCATAGAGTTTGTCGTAAATACCCTTGAACTGCGAAAGCGCGTCTGATCGCATCGGGTCAGCAAGGCTCGTTCCAAGAACTGCATTAAGTTCTGCGGTCTTTGAATCCACCATCTTCTGGACGATTTCAGGGATAGGAATAAGCTCTTTCGCTACAATCGGCAAGCCGAGTTCGTTCGTGGTTTTATAGTCTCTATATGAAAAGGCGTCAGAAATACCAGCGCCCTTCATAATGGTGCGCCACTTATACTGGTCTTTTGACATTCCAAGAACAGGTTCTTCTTCCTGTTTCAGAATAGGATTTGCCTTGTTAAGAAGCAGGCGTTCTTCACCTGCGAGCGCCGCCATCTCCCTTTGCTTCGACTCAAGGTATGGAAGTACATCGCCCCACGTTGGGACTCTTCCACTAGGCAGCGTGCCCGTGAAATTGTCGATGGGCATGCCAAGCTGCGAATACGCCCCACGCACCAGATTCGCGTCGGCATACTGGTTCTCTTTGGCGTAGGAGATAGCAGCCTGGATATTTCCCTGCCTGCCTTCAGATACAATGATCTTGTTGATGTTCTGGCCTGAAAGCGTCTTCTCTGAAAACAGATTCCACTGGTCGAGGGCTTTTCCGATGAAGTCCTTCAGGTCGGTGCCCATTTCCGCGAGCATCGCCTTCCAGTTATCTTTGGCGATAGACAGCTTGCCCTCAAAGGTAGTTGCGGCCTTGTCCATCATGTTGTTGAACAAGCCGCCCTGATCGGTGAGCGCCTTCAGCGCCTTTTCAATTTCAGGGAATCCCACCACTCCTTCGGTTACCAGCGCCTGCACTTCCTGAACGCTCTTCCCCATCGTCTGGGCGAGCGCATCGAATATCGGGACACCGGCGTTTACGAACTGATACAAGTCGCGGGTAAGAACACGGCCCTGCGCAAGTGCCTGACCATATGCCAACGCAAGGCGTTGCATCGTCTCGTCGTTTCCGCGCGCCACATCGCCCATGCGTTCCAGCGTTGGGATGATCTCCTGCGAAGCGAGGCCGAACCCCTTCAGCATCTGCGCGGCGTTCTCCACTCCCTGAAACGACAGCGGGGTGCGCTGTGCCAGCGAGTAAAGCTCGTCGAACATAAGGTTTCCGGCTTCAACATCCTTCATGAACACGGACCACGCCATGCGGGAGCGTTCAAAGGATGCCGCCAGCATTACTGATTCCTTGCTGAGATCAACCATGCCACTTGCGGCGCGGCGGGTAATGTCGATCCCAAGATTCATCAAGCTGGAATATCCAGCTATCTTCAGAGCAAGCTGGCCGAACGACATTTCGGCTTGCTGGTTGGCACCGTGAAGCGCGCCAGTTGCCACCGCAGCGCCCTGCATCCTGATGCCGATGTTCTGAACATTGTTGTTCAGTATCTGCATCATCGTGACCGTGTTCTGCGCGGTCTGGTTGAGGCGTTCAAGCTGTGAGACGGTTTCGTTTATCCCCGAAGGCTTTACTTCTACGCCAAGCTGGGCAATGTTCTCTGCCATGCACGCCTCTACGTCATCACGACGTTGTTTTCATCCGCTCCGATAAATGCGCTTCCAGTGCCGCATCCATCGCAAACATCGCTTCTATTTCAAACGCATCGAGTTCGATGCCCGTCACCAGCGTGTAGTCGGCAAGGTCGCCGTAGCTGATTGCCTGCCCACGCCGTATCTTCCAGTAGGTATCAAAGATGTACTCAAAGCCCTCGGGCCGGTGGACCGAATCAAGACGTGGATCATGATGCCCCGTCTGCCGTTCCACCGACTCAAGCTGTACCCGCAAAGAGGTTTCACCCTGCTTTGCGGGTATCTCAAGCACGCACGTTGCCTTTACGGCATTGACCAGCCCTTCTAGGGCTTCGGAAAAAAACCGGCACGATTCGTCACGAACTCGGACACGCGCGCGAGAATCACCGGGTAGCCCCGCATGATTTCCTTGGCCTTTTCCTGCGAGAAGGCCAGCGGCTTGCCGTGGTCATCTTCAATGCCACGCCACCCGGTCACGCACCGCGCAATCACCTCGATGGAATCTTCTTCAGACATGCCCGCCGAACCCTTGGCCCGGTTGCGCTGAAGAATCTCTTTGACCGCCGCCTGATAGACTTTGGAATCAGCACCCAGTACCGTCACGAACGCGCCGGAACCGACGCCCGTTATCGGATCGGGAAGCTCGAACTCTACGCCCGCTTCGGCATTGGTCACGGAATCAAATCGCACCAGTTTCATCCTTGCTCCTATTAGGCCAGCTTGTACCACTTCCAGTTGACGAGGCTGTAGGTGCTGCTCGGCTCAACCTGGAAGGATATGTTCTGGACCACGTTGTCTTCAGCCTTGTTTTCAGTAGGCTCGGTGGTAATCGCGCAGTAGGGAACTTCGATGCCGTAGCCCGTGGTGCCGCCGGAATCCATCAGCTTCAGCGACAGCGCGAAGCGGGTTTCGTTCAGGTACTTCGTGTACCACGCATAGTCCAGCACATACATGGACATCGAGCCTGACAGATTGGAGCGCCCGCTGGTCAGGCCATACGGCACCTGCGCAAACACGCCATTCAGGTAGTTGCCGGAGTTGTTGCCGGAGAAGTTGATGCCCGTGCAGATCGCCACCGGCGTACCATCAACGGAAACAACGCCGGTCAGGTCTGAACCCGTCATCGGAAGCGCGGTGGATACGGCGGTGGTGGACGCGGTATAGGTGACGCCAGCAGGACCAGCCAGGCTCTTGCCGATGAAGCCGAACTCGCCCGTGATGATCTGGTCGGGCTGGATCGCCAGCGACATGGTGTTCGCCATGCACCCGAGCCATTCCTTGTAAATGGATACGTCGGTGTAGGCTTCCTCGAAGGCAACGTAGCTCTTGGTGCTGCCAGTGGCATTGTAGCCCATCCGCTGGACAGAAATGCCGGTCTGCGAAGATGCGGCAGTCAGCAGGGATACGCCGTCAGCATCTTTGGCCTGCCCGAGCGTCAGCGTGCCGGTGACGGAGTTGGTGACCTTGAAATATCCGTTGTTCGCGGTATAGCCACCAGTGAACCCGGACACCTTGATCCAGTCACCCGTGGAGATGCCCGACGCAATGCCTGTGCCAGCCATGGTATTGGTGGTGCCCGCAACCACGGTTACGGTAAGCCCGGTGTTCGCGCTCGCCGCCGCCGCCCACGAACTCTGGTTCCACGAGGCGATGAAGTCGTCATAGGCACCATAGCGAAGCTCGAAGGGATACCGCAGGGCGGGCTTCTTCGACCCGAAGCGGGTTGACGCCATGCCGCGATCCGACCTAATGGCCTGCGACTGAATCTGCGCGCGGTTCAGTGAGCCGCCCGCATTGAGAGAACCATGAAGAATCTGAAACGCCGTGCCGGACGGAACCCCGAACGAGGACTCCGTGACGTAAGACAGGCGATACGCTGATCCTGCCGCCATACTTAACTCCTTACGCCTTCACGGCGTTAGTTACCAATTTCAGTTCTCGACATCAGCCCAGAACTGAATACTGACGGGCACTTGATAATATGCAGGCTCCGACGAGATGTACCCCGGACCTCGCCATGCCTTCGTAATCTTTCCAGCCACCTCATAGTTGATGGGGAACACGTCAATGCCGGGATACAGCAACAGTGACGGCTTGGTGCCGTATTCGTTGTTGTAGCGCAGAATCACCGTGCCGCGCTTGTACGCCGTCACGATGCGCTCCGCTTCCGCAACCACCGTTCCCTCGCCGATGCCGTGCGTTGCGCACACGGTCACCTGGAATATCCCGACATACCTATTGGGCGCGTCCATGCCGATGCCCGCAGAACGCGGCTCTCCCGGCAGGAACGCCACCTCGTACCATAAGCCCGTAGACGGCGGCGTAAAGTCGATATTCGGCCACGCCACCAGCGATGAACTGATCGCGGTCCCGTGTGATTCCACGAGATGCTGGTACATGGCCTGCTGGACCGCAATCGTTCCCACCATTATGCTATCGCCTCTTTCGTGAAGCCGTTGGCCTTGCCTTCGTATTCTGCAACGGCAAGTCGCACCCACCCGCGCGGCGCCTGCTTGGAATACCCGTTGACCGTCTTGGAGCCGTGCTTCGGCGGGTTAGGATACAGGCCGTATTCAAGCACCGGGCCGTAGACTACGTTGTTCACAATCCACAGCGATTTTCCGTTGACCGGCTTCCACGACTTGATCTTGCCGACCTCTCGGCTGAATACCGAAGATTCATCGCCAACACCTTCCACCACACCCTGCGCCGGTCGGTCTTCGTTGCATTGCCAGTTGTTCCGCAGGTGCCCGGTGTCAACCGGCGTACCCTGAATCAGCTGCTTCAACATGCCGAGCGCGATGGCGCGGCATGCGCCTTCGGTCTTTGCTTTTGCTTCGACGGTGAATGTGGAGAACTGCTCGGCAAAGCCCATCACAGCCTCACTTGGATTTCGTAGTACAGCGTTACCGTACCGGGCTGTAGCGGACTTACCGCCACAATCTGGTACTCCGCGCTGGACTCAACCATCTTCATCGCCAACGTCGGCACTATATCCGACGCCACGATGAACTTCCTGTCGCCGCCCTTTATGAGCGTGCCGTCTATCTCATAGCTGCGAAAGCGTTCTTCAACGCCGTACACCGCTACATCAGTCGCCGCGCCAGCCGTGTGTATCATCGTTACCGGGTCATACGTCGCCGCAGAATACGAACGTAGTGTCAGCGGTTTGCCCATTTTCTCGATGAGATTCCCCACGCGCGTGGCAAGCGCCTGATAATTCACACCACCCTCCGCATCCGCAGCCCGCCCGTGCGCACAATGCGCCGCAGGGCGTGAGCGATCCTTGGGTAGCCGGTGTGTTGCGTTGACGTGTACTCCACTTCAACGCTCCCGGCCTTTTCGCGCTTTACGCCAAGCTCTTCTTCTTCCGACAGCGATCCCGCCGTCACCAGTTCAATGAGCGCCGCTTCACAGCAGGCGTCCACAATGCCCTGCGGCAGTCTGTCGATGTCGTAGCCGTCAATGTCCACCGCATCGGTGCGCGGCCAGTCGAGCGCCTGCGTTTCGGAGTAGCGATACCCCGGCCAATACTGCGAGTACCGGCCATCAAGCGCCTGCGCGGCACGGGTGAGCGCGTATTCCTTGGCCGCATCCGCTCCTGTCCACGTCGTGTTGCCACGATTGGCGTGGTAGGTGTTCGCGGTCGCCACGCTCGCATAGGTCTGCGCGGTAGACAGTCCGGTTCCGTCCTCAACGATGATCGCCATGACTATGCCTCCGCGTTCTTCGGCTTGCGTCCACGCCTCTTGCGCTCAACTTCAGGCTCTTTAATTTCTTCTACAGCGTCATACAAGACATGCCGTGCAGGATCGAAGTCAGACTTGTTGATGATCGCGTATCCTGTACGGTTGTCTTTCTTGATCCGCACGGTTTCAAGCATCATGCTTAGACCCTGTACCCGATGATGCTGACCAGGCCACGCACCGTCGCGCCAGAGGACACCGCCTTCATCACCGTGGTGGTGTCGATCAGCGCCTTCGAGTTGTCGATGCTGGCCGCATGGTCGAGCGCCTTGTCGGTGGCGCACGCGATGGTATCGGTGATGTCGGTACCACCGTTGGTCAGCTTGATGGTCCCGTTCTCAACGGTGGCGCGGCACTGCACGATCACGTCGGTGATGTACATGCTGTAGGGTATGGTGATCGCCAGACCGCTGGATGCGTCGGCGGTCACGTTGAAGTTCAGCATCAGCGGCTGGTAGGCCGATATCGCGCTCTCAATGTCGATGAGATTGCCCATGCGCGCGATTTCAGTGCCAACCGCAGTCTTCTGGGCGTCCTCGTTCATTCTATTCACTATTGCCGTATTCGCAGCAGAAAGTGCCATACTTAACCTTCCTTGTGGTGGGGCGGGTTTCCCCGCCCCGTATCATCAGCCAAGCAGGACGGCGGCGAACTCGGGCTTCACCATCTTCACGCCCCACGCAAGGCACACCTCGTACTTCACGCGGCGGTACTGGCTGTAGGCGCGCACCTCGAAGGTCAGGCCGGAAACCGGATCGGTGACCATCGTCGAGTCGAACGCGGAGTCGCCGCCATCGGGCAGCGCCGGAGCGCGGGTAATCAGGTGGATCGCATCGCTGTGGAACGCGAGGTTCGCGCGATAGCTGCCTCCCACGGTCATCTCGGTGGCATTGGCGAGCGCAGCGCGCAGACCGGGCTTGGCGAGATTCACGAGGGTAACGGCGGCGCCGGAACCAGTGGCGGAGGTTACGAGATACTTGTTGGTGTCACCGGCCCAGGTCACCACATCACCAGCGGCCAGGGTGCCCGCATCGGAACCGTCGGTCACGATGGCGGTATCGCCGATATTGTAGCCAGCGCCGAAGTTCACGTCGGTGCCGGTCACGGTGCCCGCCGCATGCAGGGCGACCTGCGCGGACTGGCGGATGTCGAAGCCGTACAGCGGGGCCAGCACGCCACGGCGCAGGCCAGCGTCTGAACCAGCGGACGACACCACGGAGAAGTTCGACAGCGAGCGCATGTTCAGCGCGGCGGTGGTGTCGATGATGAGATTCCTGCCGGTCGCGGGGCAACCGTTGTCATCGAGAATCTTCAGCATCTGCGCGGCGTCGGAGAACGAGGTGGCAAACGGGGTGGCTCCAGCAGTACCATAGGCGCGGCTGGCATACTTGTAGGTGCCCGCCAGATCGGCCTCGACCTGGTTGCACAGCGCGCGGAACGCCTGCGCGAAGCGGTCGCGCATGATGGCCTCGTACTTGCCGGAGTTCTTCACGCCCAGGGTCTCTTCACCATCCCAGCGCACCGGGGCCGCATAGGACTTGGAGATGGTCATGTCGGCATAGCCGATGGTAGCATCGCCGGAATCGGCAGGGGTGGCGCCAGCGGAGATCGCCTCAAGGGTGATCGCCGGGACGATGGGATAGCGGATGGTTTCGTCCTTGGCGGCACGCGCGGCGGAACTGTTCTTGTAGACTGCGGGAATGAATCCCACGAGTTCGCGGCCCACCATGTCGGCGGCCTGATAGATGGTAGGAATAAGCCCGGTCAGGGTATTCGACATACAATGCTCCTTGCGTCATCACGACGTTGGAAAAATAGTCTGGACTGTCTCACGACGTTCAGCTTGTTCACTCAGTCAGCGTTCCACCGTTGGTGGAGAACTCGATTTTCTCGGCAGGCCCAAGCGCATCGAACTGCGCGCGGGTCATGGACTTCAGCCCGGCAGTAGCTTTCGCCATGCCTGGACCGGCGGAATCACCCGATATGGACGACTGCGCCACGACGAAGTTCTTGCCCTCATCGCTCGACGCCCACGAGGTCACGAACTCCGCAAGCGGCTTTTTCGCACCGTCTATGGTGACGAACGCCTCGCCCTTGTCTTCGTCCACTTCCACGCGGTCCTTCAGGTACGCCGCCACTGGACCAAGAAACTCTTTGCGGATGTTCACCGACGCAAGGCTTTTCACCAAACCCTCGTCACGGATCAACCGCTGCATGGCCTGCGACTTCGCCTGCAACTTGTCGGAAAGCTCCTTGTTGGACGCCGCAAAACCGTCATTGGCCTTTTTCAACGCCACTTCCAGCTTCACCTTCTCCGCTTTTACATCATCCAACTCGGCGGCGAGCCGTGCCGCCTCTTCGTTGGTGGTGCCCTTCGCTTTGCGAAGTTCGGAGATAAGCTCCTTGTTCTTCGCGCTCAACTTGTCGATTTCCGCACGCAGTTCTTCAAGCTCGTTCTCTTCAGCCATACACACCCCTTCGGCTTGCCACAGGCTCGCCGTGTGCGGCCACAGGCCGCGATATTGTCCCCGGCACAGCCGGATATATGCTCAAAGCCCCACAGGAGCTATTTCGCCGCCAATTCCTTCAAGGTCATGATCCGCCCATCCACCAGGAACTGCTCCATCGCCGTACCGGAGCGGTACATCTGGTATCTGGTCGCCCCCAACACTTCACGCTGCACCGCCGCAGACTGCCGCGCCAGCCAGTCGGCGAACGTCCACGACTCCGGCACCTGGCCGTTCATCGACGCCCGCGTGCCCTCGGGGATGTCCTCGATGCCGAACTCTTCCCACGGCTTCACCACCGGCACCATCACGCACCGGCAGGAATAATGGCGGGGTGGGAACGGATGGCGCTCATCCACACCAAAGACCTGCCCGTCCAGCACGCCACACTCAATGCAGGTGCGGTGATCCAGCGTCGCGCACCACTGAACGCCCTTGAGAACGTCGGCATTGGCCCGGTAGATCGCATCACGCGACTGGTTCGCCACATGGCTGTAGACCGTGCGCGCCACCGCTTCCACGTTCCGCCGCGACACGTTGGACATCATGCCGATGTGCCCGTTCTGCTTGGTGCCGTACAGATCGCGCACCAAGTCATCGAGCGAATTGCCCTCGATGAACGCACGGCGCACCGCCTGCTCAATGGCACGCATCCGACTCATTTCGATGCCAGCCAGCGCATCGTCCACCACCACGCCGTCGAACGGCGCACCCATCGCCTTCGCAAAGGTGCCCGCAGGCCCGTCGCCTGCTTTCAGCGCCAAACCGGTGAACTTCTCCAGCGTGGTCTTGGCGAACGCCGCCTCGACCTTTGAAAGCTCAATCGCCGAATCTTTCAGTTCCTTCGTGATCTCCCATTGCGCTTCGGCGTTCATCTTCTTGATGTCGTTCAGCAGCGCCATAAGCTCAATCGTTGTCATCTTTGAAAGATCGCTGGAGCCGCGCAACGCTACGCGAATCTCCTTGTCCACCATTTCCAGAATCGCCAGAAGCGATACGACTTCACCCGTCGAAACCTGCGACAGATACACCGCGTGCAACAGCATCGCGTCCCGTATCGCTTCATTTATGTTCACACCTATGCCGCCTGCCCAGTATCAACTTTTTTCGGCGCCAACAGCGCCTGCGCTTTCGCCATGATGCCCACGCGCACCGCATCGTTCATCACTTCGGCGTCGTGGTCTTCCACCGTCTTGTCGGAGCGCACCATCTCGCCCGCCCGGAATATCTCGAACATCTCTTCCGTGGAGAACGCGCCGGACTGCCACGCCGCCACCACTTCTCTGACCATGTTCCCGTCAATGGCTTTCGGCAGGTAATCGGTATTGAGCCAGAACACATACCGTCCCGTGTTGCCGTAGAACACGTCCATCCACGACAGCATTTTCTGGATCGCGCGCGACACGTTGTTCGCAATAGCGGCCAGCACCGACATCTCACCCTGGCGGCGAATGGATACCGTGTCGTAGCTTTCGGCGGTCTTCTTTTCCGTCTCCAGCATCCGTGCGCCGAGCGTAGCCATCATGTCGGCCTTGCGGTCCATCGCCTTGCCGAGATTGCCTTCAAGGCCCGTGCCGTTGAACTCCAGGAAGTGCGCCGAGCCACCTTCGAGCAGATGGATGCCCGCCGTGGCGCCGAGCGTCACATCATGCACTTCGCCGCCATCCGGCCCCATGTCCGCGAACGATCCCACAAACACCGGCGTTGGCACGCCCGTCCAGTGCAGGCCGTTCTCGTAGTCGGCGGAGTTGCGGTAGTGCGCGATGTTCAGCGTCGCCAGATCAATCAGCGTGGGCTTGGCAACCTGCACCGACCCCACGAACACGAAGGGAATCTCGCGGAACGGCACGCCGCCAAGCTGCGGCACCACCGTCCACTTCCGGACGTACTCCGACGATTTTTCCGACGTTTTCTCCGACTGCACGAACAGCGACTGGCTGTAGAAGCCGCCCGCCAATTCCAGCACCCGGTATTGCGTGACGGCTTCCACTACCCACGGATCGTTCGCCGAGGGCTTCGCCACCGTCTCTTTCAGCTTCACCATCGTCAGAATCTCTGCGTTGCCCACACGGCGCGTGCGCCAGTCAACAATGGATTCAGCGGGGTAGTAGCTGGCATGAGGTCGCAGTCTTTGCCGCTCCACGTCACCGACCGTGGTGCCTTCTGGAATCGTCGGATATTCCACCAGGAACCCGCCACGGCCCACGGTAATAATGTCGCGCACCGCGTTCAGCGCAAACTCGTCAAGCGCCGTGCCCGCGTTGTCCACGGAGTCCATCAGGCTTGATAGCCCGCCGGAAATCTCTTTCTCCGGCACCTTGCGGGCCACCATGCCCATCAGACCGTCCACCGTGCGACCGAACGCGCCAAACAAACAGGCCCGCGCCTTGTACGCAAGGTATTCCGCATCGGAGATGCCCGACATCTTCGGCAGGTACGTCTCGCCCGCTTCTTTAACCGCAAACTCGCCCGCCGACAAATCGCGGCACATCTTCCATTGTGGGGAGTACGTCGCGTAATCGGCATGCACACTTGTGATCGGCATTTATATCCCCAGTATCGAAAGACGCCGCACGGGAGTGCGCATCGGCAACTCCCATAAGACCAGATACCCAATGGCATCCGTTATGTGGTCCAAGCCCAGCGACTTGTCAGGCTCCGACGAATCGGGCCTATAGGTCAGACCATCCAGGGCCGCACACAGACTCTTGCACTTGCCGTCAATCAGAATCCGCCGCTCTCCATTCGCATTGCAGAACCCGGCGTTCACCGTGTTGATCTTGTCAGCCACCGGATACGGCTTGCCCGGTGCCAACACCTGAAAGCCCGCTTTCCGCAGAATCGTGAAGTCCGTCTGGCCCACCGGCGCAGACGTACGCCGCGCATTGCCCGTGGGATCGGGGAATACCCGAACCGAACGACCTGGGTATTTCCGCTTGATGTACCGCACCATGTCTTCCGTGTTGCCCGACGGAATCTCGTATTCGCCAATCACATGCAACTGCCCGCCAGCCTTGATCGCGAACACCGCCGACATCGGGTTGATGTTGAAGTCCAACCCAACCAGCAACGGCTGGTTGTGCTCGTCCCACAACGGCGTCACGTTCTTCTTCCGGTCGAACGCATAGTACACACGGCCCGCCAACGACTCGAACGACGCCTCAAACTCCTGCTTGAACATGCGCTCGTCCATTTCCGTCTTCGCCGCTTCAATCTCTGACAGCGGCACGTTCCCGCCCTCCGCCGTCGTGTACTCAAAGACCTTCCAATCAGGCCGATTCAGCGCCTGCAAGTAAATGTCTTTGTAGAACCAGTTGTACCCCGCCGGTGTCGAAATAAAGAGCGCCCGCCCCATCTTGTCCGACAAGTTCGGCCGTATCGTCGGCCACACCGTCGCAGGCATGTACGCCGCTTCGTCCAATACCAGAAAATCCAGCCCCGAACCACGAAGACGATCCGGATTGTCCGCCGACCGCAACGCAATCACCGAACCGTTGCGCAACACCAGCTTCAATTCCGTCACATCGCGCGCCATGATGAAGTCAGCCGGTACAATCTCCATCAATTTGGCCCACATCACGTCTTTCGCCATGCCATACGTCGGCGCCAGATACCAGTTCACCGACTTCGGCTTGTTCCACGCCGACAGCAACAATTCATACGCCGCCAGGTGCGTCTTCCCAAACCGACGCCCCGCAATCACCACCCGGAACCGCGTGCCCTTAAGCGGATCCAAGGCCCGCTCTCCCGTCTCGTCCACATACTCCGGCGCACCATCGACATTGATCTCATACTGCGGATCGGTGAGTTCCAACACCGACTCTTTCCGACTCACGCTTTTTCACCTTCGCCGGAAATTGCAGCAACCTTATGAACAACCCCCACCTCGATTTTGGATAGGGTGGGGGGAGGCAGACCACCAAGATTCATGAACGCAGGCGGCACCTCGTCAGGCATTGACGCTTCCGCATTTTCACTGTCAGGAATATCAGACATACTCTCGACAGGTGCCGACTCTGTGGTGATGGAGCCGCCCCCCACCCCCCCGGTCATCGGACCAGTGGATGGGGTGTCTCCTCTCGGACGTACCACGATGCGCGGCAGCTCATCGCTCGACGTACGCAAACTCTGCAACGGCGTGCCGTCCAGACGGTCATAGATATAGCCCCACGCGCGCATGCGTATCGCCTCGTCCTTGGATTGCGTCAGAGCGAGCAAACCACGCACAGCGTCTGCGGGATTGACGGTGTCCCGCAGAGCCTTGGTCAAGCTTTGCTCCAGAGGCTTGCGTCCTGGACCGCCAGGATTACCCGGCTTGAAGCTTGTGCTACTAACCGCCATGATCCCCACTCTCCCCTTGCATGTAGACTCTTGTGCAACCCGACACGCCCCCGACTTTTTCGGGACCGCGCGGAACTTGGCACTATTCTCTCTCACCCGCTACCACAATCCATATCGTTATCTAGTCTCACAACTAGCTAGTTTCATTCTTTAGCAAGTAGGTCAGTGTATAGCTCATAGTCCGTTGTCCAGGTTGCTGCTATTCTCGATTGTCGCTTTTCTCTTTTTCTTTTTATGTATTGAAGACAATTAATTTATTAATTGGATTCAATACATCTTTTCTTTTTCTCTTTTCTAGTTGGTCAGCGTCTGGTTCATAGTTTATTGGTTGGTTTATAGTTGGTAGGTTAGAACGTATTATATTATTGCTTTCTTTTCTTTCTTTGGGTTGTAGGGGCTTTCTTTCTTTTCTTTACACTCAATTTATAAATTTCGTAAAATCTTGTCAAGTCTTGCCCCGTTCATCCATTATACTCAGATACATTCCGATACATTCCGATATAAGTGCAAGACAGCTAAAGTGTAGATTCACTTTTGGGTGCTATTATTCGATTTTACATTTTTA